AAGACCCATTGTTCCACCATTGTGTTCCCATATTAGCAACACCATTTGCTCCAAGACCACTTGCTCCAAATCCACCTAATGCCTGAACATAAAGTTTTGCAGCTTTGCTACCGATGTAGATAAATAAATCTTCTTTTCCATAAAGTGAAGATGGAATTGCATTTACTACTTTAGACAATTCAGCAATAATATTTGCTGCAGTTAATGTAGTTTTAGTAATTTTTTGTGATGCAGGAATGCTACTTGCAGCTGCTAAAATTATTTTTTCAAATCCATCAAATGAATTGTTTGAACTTGCAGCAGTATTTCCTTGCCAAATACAAAGTTCTGTATTTTGTGCTACTTCAGCAGCAACGTGAGCAATCATAAAGTCTGAAAATTTAGGAGGTAAAGTTTGACCTAAACCGAAGCCCATTTGCTGAGATTCCCAATCATCTACAAATGATTTTTTACATAATTGTAAGTTCACTTGTAATTCTTTTGGCTCAATAATTCTTTCTGTTAATGTAACAGAAGATGTAGGAGTAAAATCACATCCTGCAGCAGTTACTAAAGACCCTGTTGCTAATCTCTTAATTACTTCTTTGTAACTAATGTTAGCTTTTACAGTTAATCCACCATCATCGATAGTAGATGCTTTAAGTAATGCAGCTGCGATGTACTCTCCTGCAAATTCTCCTGCATAGGTAGAATTCACTGTGACTGATGTTGCAAGATTTGTTTTTCTTAAATTTGACATTTTTATTTATTTTAGTTTTTAATTTTTAATTTTACTTATTTGTTCCATAACTTTATCAAAAGTAGTATTGAATTTTCCTTTTGCAAATTCTACTTTATTAATTGTTTTTCCCTCAGATTCAGGATTGTGTTTAATTGGTTTTGCAGCAGCTTCTGATAATTCAGCTTTAACCTCTGCAGGAATTTCTTCTGAAAACTCCTCTTTTACAGTTCTTGACTTTAAAGGTGCTTGTACTTCATTTGACATTTCTTCTTCTTGCATTTTGCTTTCTTTGTCAGCCTTTAAGTCTGCAATCGCATCTTCTAGGTTTTGGATTCTTTTTTCCATTCCCTCCCAATCTGCAACATCTGCCATTTCTTCTTCTTTTTTTTCTTCTTCTTCTGCTAGGTCTTCAGTAATTTCTTCTCCCTCTTCTGTTTCCTTTGCAGGAACTTCATCAGATACTTCTCTAACATCTGCAATTTGTCCCTCTTCTTCAACTACAACTAATCTACCATCTTCAAGTAAATATTCTCCAACAGGCATTGCTACCTTTTCGTCATCAGTTACTATAAAGATTTCTTTTCCTTTCTCAAATGATTCTGCACTTACTATTGTACCATTTTCTAACTTGGTTTCTTCAAGTTTAACTTCAATATTTAGAAGTGTTTTAATTTGATTTAACATTTCGGTTGATTTCATATTATTTATATAACGATTATTAATTTAAATTTTGCATTTTCAATTTGTTCCTGTAACATTTCCTATGCCTTGCGCACCAATAGACCCATCACAACAATCTTTAGAATATGTATTGGTATCCCAACATAAACAAGCACGTGAACTTCCCTGAGGGCTTGTTCTACTGCCTATGTAAATGCCTTTGTTTTTTGGTCTATTTCTGTTCATCAGTTAAGATTTCAATTATTTTTAGTAATGTCTCTTTATCACTTTGAATTGACATATCTTCTTTAATTTCTTCTTTAGGCGATTCCATTTTGTCTGCAAAATAACCCTCAATAGAAAAACCTTTAACTTTATTTGTTCTAACGTATTCATTCCAAATTTCTTCATTATTAACTTTTACTGCTCCCATCCAAGTTCCAACAGGCACATTCAATCCGTACTTTCTTGACTTGTCTTGTACCTCATCTTCAACTATCCAACTTTCTACCAATGTCAAACCTTTTAAATCTTTGGAGTGTTCTAAGGTTGAATTGTTTTGATAGCCATTTCTTAAATACATTTGTGATGCTTTAGAAATAGTATCTTTAGAGAAAAATATGTAATAATCTCCCTCTTCTCCTTTTCTGTATATTGGTTTATTAGGTATTAATAAAGCACCTAACAAAATTCTTTTTTCTTTGTCTATTTCTGCTAGTTTTACTTCTTCGCCTTTTAAGGCTACAAAGTCAGATTCTATTGCAGGACTTTCTACGATTGAAATTGCTTCTATTCCACTTTCTTCTTGTTCTTCGTCTAATATTAATTCAACTATTCTCATAATGTTATAACGTATTAAATTTTAAATTTTGCTTTTTTAACCTATTGAAGCATCATCAATAATATTTCTATCTAATTCTTGTGCAGTTGTTACCTGACTAGAAACTACATAAGCCTGAACGGGTTGTTGTGTTTGTCCACCTATTGCATCTGCTAATTGATTTGTTCCACTTGCACCTACTATATTAAATGCAGGAGGTATTGATACACTGCCACCTGATTGAATAGATGCACCACCTGATTGAATAGATGCACCACCTGACGGAGTAGATGCACCCCCACTTCCTGACCCACCTGCTGCATTCGGTACTTTTACGCTCACTATCTGCTTAACTGTTCTTAAACCATTGGATAAAATTGAAGCTGCATTTATAAATTTTAAAGCAGTGTCAAATGGCGTAACTGTTTTAGCAGCTAAGGCATCTGTAACCCCTTGATATGTATTTATGGTTGCAGCAGCTACTGCAAACCCTTTACCTGCTACAGTATTTTCCCCTGCTATATTTGATAATTGATTTAAAGCATTACCAACTGCCAACGTTTTTTTTCTTGCTGCTTCTATTTCCTTATCGTTAATAGTTTCTTTTGCCTTTAAAATTTTATCGTCATAAAAAGCAATGATATTTGCCTTTTGTTCTTCAGTTAGTATTAAGTCTTCAATTTCTTTTAACTTTCTTTCTTTTTCTAACTCAAGTTTTTGTACTTCTGTTTCTGCTTTTGCATCTTCCCTTTGCTTTGTAATATCATCTAATACTTTATTTACTTCTTCAGTGTTTTTTGCTACCTTTTCAATAGATTCTTTTTTAACAAACCCAACTCCGGGCAGAAATGTATATTCACTTTCAAATTCATCTGCTTTAGCTTTTAATCGTGCTGCTTCTTCAGTATTTAATGCTATAATTTGACTTGTAACTTCTTTTGCTTTTGTTAGTTTTGCAGTTTCTAAATTAATTAAATTAGCTTTTAATTGTGCTTCTTCCTCTAAATCTTCTTTTGTAGATTTTGCTAAAGCATTTTCTGATGTCTTAGCTTCAAGCCTTAATCTAGCTGCTTCAATTTCTTTATTTGTTATTTCTTCCTCTAATCTACCTGCTTCCTTTAAAAATTCAATCCTTTCCTGTGCAGTAAACTTTTCTTTATTGACTGCTTTTTCTAATAACTCTGCTCTATCTCTATCAGCTTTTGCTCTATCTACAATATTTTTCCTTTCTATCTTATCTGCTTTTGCCCTTTGGTCAGCTATTTGACCTGCAATGACTGCTTCTTCTTTTAATTCTTTTACAAAACTTTTAGTTGATTCTGTTACTTTATCTATTGTGTTTTTAACCCCTGTTAAACTATCTACATAAGAACTTCCTGCTGACTTTGCATCTTCTAAAGCACCTTTAAAATCTCCACTAAATACTTTTTTAATTGCCTTTCCTAAAAAACCAAAAGTATCAATTAGACTTTCAATTCTATTTGTAATATTTTCTTTAATTGCATTTTTTAAATTAATTAAAGCCTGTTTAGGATTCTCAAATGCTGCAATGATACCCTCACCTAAGTCTGCTAATAAATCAACTAGGTTTCCTACAACTGACCCAATGATTCCCAATAATTTTGCGAACTTGTTTTGACCTGCTTCTGATGATTTAAACGCAGTTGTTACTGCAGTTATAGCAATCAATAATGCACCTATTCCTGTTCCTATTATAGCAACCTTTAAAAGATTCATTCCCTTAGTTGCACCACCTAAACCACCTTTAAGGTTTTTTAATCCTGATACTAAACCTCCTGTTTGCTTATCCACTAAACCTAAAGCACCACTATAATCTGCAGCATTTTCTGTTGCTTCCTTTAGTTCTTCATTTGCTTTTTTTCTATCCTTATTTAAGTCTTTTAAGGCAATCTTTTCATCTTTTAATGCTTCCTTTTTTTGCTTTAAAGCATCCTTTATTTTCTTTTGTGCTGCTAAGTCTGTTTTAGATGTTTTATCTAACTGCTTTTCATATTGACGTATTTCTTTTTCTAAATCATCAATTAAACTTTCTTGTAATTCTAATGACTTATTAAGTTCATCAACATTTGCCTGTGCATCTGCAGTTGATAGCTTTAAAGTATATTCCTTTTCTATTGCCATTTGATAGTGTTTTTAATATGTTTTAATCCTGACTTTAAATTTTTAGGCAAAGCATTTTTACCCTGTGCAATTTTTATGTTTTCCGTTTCCCCTTTTGCTATCTGCAATAAGTCTATTATATTTTTAATCATTATGATAATGTATTAACTACAAGTGTATTCGATGTAGGTGATTGATTTAATAAAACATCAAATGCAACGATTGTAACTGAATATGATGTACTTGAATTTAACCCTGTAATATTATCTGAATAAGTTGATTGCAATGGTTGTGCTAAAGACCCACCAACTTGTATTCCATTTGCATAAAGTAAATAATAAGACATAGTAGTTCCACTAGGTGAAGTTGATGGATTCCAAGTAATTGTAAACGATGAGTTTGTTATATTAGAAGCCACTAACCCTGTAACCTGAGTAGGTTGTGCAGAAGATGTATCAGTTAAAGGTCGTTTAACGTCATTCAATAATTCAAATTCTGTTTTCCCTGTTGTTAAGTTAGTTGTTAGGGAATTTATCTTATAATTATTTTGACCTATTTGTATAAGGTTATTTAACTGCAAATTATAATAAATCTTCATAGGTAGGTATGCAGTAACCTTTGTTAATCTTCTTCTAGAATTAAATACGTCACTTATGTATTTTCTATAATCAGTATAAAATAATGTATCAGTAAAATTTAAAGAATTACCCCCTGTTTCATTTGCTTGATATTCATTTATTTCATTTCCAAAATGTATGTTTTCTTTACTTGCAGATGACGATAAAGCCAAAGCATTTGATGGAATAAAATAATCATCAATAGTAGTTATATTTTCTGTGCCATCAGGCTCAGTATATTTGATTGCTATTTGTGTTCCATTTACTTGCCTAATAGG